AGAAAATCGAGCTGAATGAGTGGCTTTATGACGCACAGTGCAGCAAATCCCGATTTGGGAGTTGGAGCTTTTACCCCGACAGCATTTTTGACTTGGAGCCGATTGAATGAAAGGGTAAAGAAAAGCCCTGTTCAGCGTAGCAGGCCGAACAGGGCAACCGGACAAATCTTACCACAAGATATTGTGTCCGTGCTTATTGTAGCACGGAAGAAAGGAAAAGGCAATGAGAAAAAAGCCAGAGTACAAGATTATTTGGGTCACGCCCCCTGACCCCGTAAAGCTGGGGACGATCATGGGCGAGATTTACGCGCGCGGTCGCGGCCTTGAGTTTGTCGGCCTTGTGCCGAACGGCAAGGATAGCGGAGGTGCGAAATGAGCGCGTTTGCATGGGCGCTGACGTATATCGGGGCCGCTACGGTGAGTTATCTGTTTATGTGGCTGCTGGACAAACTGGACAGGCCGGGGAAGTAAAATTAATAGGGAGGGAAGACGATGCGGGACGTGCTGAAAGCGGCGGGGCGACCGGTATATGGAGGAGGACGAGGAATGAGCATCATTGTCCTTCCGGAGACCCTTGAAGCATGGAAAGAAGAGCGGAAGTACGGCATCGGCGCATCCGACGCCGGGGCCATGCTGGGGATGAGCAACTGGAAAAGCAATGAAGAGCTTTGGCTGGAAAAAACCGGGCTCCGGGAGCCGGAGGATATTTCCGGGAAGCCATTCGTCCAGTATGGGCATGACGCGGAGCCGCACCTGCGGGCGCTGTTCTCCTTGGACCATCCTGAGATGGAGGTTACATACGACAGCCCATACAAGATCATCCGCAACAGTGAGTACCCGTTCATCTTCTGCACCCCGGACGGAGAGCTGACGGAGCGGGAGACGGGCCGCCATGGCGGGATGGAGATCAAGACAACGGAGATCAAGAACCCCGGGCAGTGGGACCATTGGAATGGCCGCATCCCGGACCAGTATTACTGCCAAGTCATCTGGCAGATGATCGCCGCCGGATGGGAATTTGTATGGCTGCTGGCGCAGATCAAGTGGACCGACCGGGAGGGGAATCACCGGAAGGACACCAGGGAGTATCTGATCGAGCGGGAAGAGGTTTTGGACGATATCCAAAGCACCAAGGCGGAGGGAATCAGATTTTGGCGTTCTGTGGAAGCAAAAAAGCGCCCAAACCTGAAGCTCCCGGAGATTTAACGAGAAAAGGAGAAAAGACCATGGAATTTATCATGAGCACGGATTTGACCACCGCACTGCCGAAGGAAATCGGCTTCAACTTTGAGGAGCTGAAGGCGGAGCTGGCTGAGAAGCTGGACTATTACAACAACCTGGTGGTCACGGAGGACACCATCAAGGAGGGCAAGGCCGAAAAGGCCAAACTGAACAAACTGCGGGAGGCCGTGGAGTCCAAGCGCAAGGAGATCAAGAAGGAGTGCATGGCGCCCTACACCGATTTTGAGGCCAAGGTCAAGGAGCTGGTGGCCATGATCGACGCCCCGGTGGCCGCCATCGACGGGCAGCTAAAGGTTTTCGAGGAACAGCGCCGGGAGGAGAAGCGGAAGGCCATTGAAACTGTTTACGACGAGATTGTGCCGGACGAGATCAAAGCCATCATGCCTTTGGATCGTATTTTTGACCAGCGATGGCTGAATACCACATTCAAGATTGAGGCCGTGGGCGAGGCCATCGGAAACCTGGCGGATAAGATCGACGACGATCTGACCGTGCTGGACACCATCGAACCGGAGTTTTCCACCGCCGTCCGGGCAAAGTACATGGAGACGCTGGACATCGGCGCAGCGTTGCGCCACAAGAAGGCCCTTCAGGATGCCGCAGAGGCCGCCAAAAAGCGGGAGGCATCCATGGCAGTGGATAACGAAAAAATTAAGGCCCTTCAGGATGCCGCAGAGGCCGCCAAAAAGCGGGAGGCATCCATGGCAGTGGATAACGAAAAAATTGTGGAGCAGCCCCGGGTTCAGGAAAAGCTGTACCTGCTGCGGCTGGAATTCCATCTGACACAACCACAGGCAACGGCGCTGAAGCAGTTCCTTTCCAGCAACGGCATCCAATACACGAAGATTTGAGGAGGAGAATACCATGGCATTGAATAACAGCATTGCAGCGACGAAAAAGACAGCCAACGACAAGGTTGTGGATTTTAAGTGCGGTGAGGAGGTCGTCAGGCTCTCCCCGAATATCATCCGGAAGTATCTGGTGAACGGAAACGGCGCCGTGACGGACCAGGAGATCGTGATGTTCCTGAACCTCTGCCGGTTCCAGCATTTGAACCCGTTCCTGCGGGAGGCTTACCTGATTAAGTACGGGAACAGCCCGGCCACCATTGTGGTGGGCAAGGATGCCATCACGAAGCGGGCCATGCGGAACACCGCATTTTGCGGGCAGCAGGCGGGAGTGGTGGTTCTGAACACAGAAACCGGAGTCATGGAGAACCGGATCGGCGCCATCGTCTTGAAAGGCGAGGAGCTGGTGGGCGGCTGGGCCAAGGTTTTCGTCCGCGGATACCAGGAGCCCATCGAGATTTCTGTGGCATTTGAAGAATACGTCGGTCTGAAGAAAACCGGAGAGGTCAACGAACAGTGGACCAAGAAACCGGCCACCATGATCCGCAAGGTGGCGTTGGTCCAGGCCTTGCGTGAGGCCTTCCCCGAGGACTTGGAGGGCATGTATGACCCCACGGAGATGAATATTGACGTGAGCGATCTGGCGTCCGCTCCGGTGGACATGGATGCTCCGCAGCAGGCAATCGAACCCAGAGCGGAAGATTTCGCATCCTCAGCGCCGGAGGCTCCGCAGCCGACGGAAGAGCCGGAGGGCTTTTAAGCCATGAAGGCCGTTTTTGAGCGGGCCAAGGTGATCGTGGATGGAGAGGACACCTATCTCTGCCTCTCCATCCCCCGCCGGGACGCCGCCAAGTTCGTCGGAGAAATGAAACCGCGGAAGTACGCCGTGGAGATCAAGGAATACCGTAAAAAGCGGAGTCTGGACGCCAATGCATACGCTTGGACGCTGATTGGAAAGCTGGCGGCGGTGCTGAGCACTAAGGAAGCACCAGTCACGCCGGACAACGTTTACCGGGACTGCATCCGGGACGTGGGCGACAACTACGACGTGATCCCGGTGAAAGAGGACCGGATTGAGTACTGGAACCGTATTTGGTGTGCCGGGCACATCGGGCGCTTTACGGAGGACCTGGGGCCATGCCGCTCTATCCCCGGATATCACAATATTCGGACATATATAGGGTCCAGCGACTACGATACCGCCCAGATGAGCCGACTGATCGAGATCATCATCCAGGAATGCAAGGCGCAGGGCGTTGAGACCCTGCCGCCGCGAGAACTGGATGCCCTCGTTAGCCGGTGTGGAGAGGTTAGCGTATGAACGACAAAAGATGCTTTTTGTGCGGCCGGAATGACTCCGGTGACCCGCTGGAGCGTCACCACATTTTTGGCGGCGCGAATCGGAAGAAAAGCGAGAAGTACGGCCTTGTGGTGTATCTGTGCGGCAATCGCTGCCACAGGAACGGGAAGTCCGCCGTACACCGGAACGGCGACCAGATGCGCCGATTGCGTCGGTACGGACAGCTCACGATCATGAAGAACGAGGGCTGGTCAGAATCCGATTTCCGGCGCGAGTTTGGAAAGTCATATTTATAGTAGGTAGAGATGGAAAAGAAACTGCTGTACACAAGAAGCGAGACGGCCAGGCTGTTGAGCGTAAGCGTTGACACGCTGGACGCCCTGCGGAACGACCGCGTTATCCAGGGCTATCATGTGGCCCGATGGAACCCTCGTATCTACTTTAAGGCCAAAGATCTGGAGAAGTTCATGGAGCGACTGGAGGTAGCAGAATGCTGAACAACGTCATAATCATGGGCCGGTTGACCAGGGATCCTGAACTGCGCCGCACCCAGAGCGGCACCGCCGTCACCAGCTTCACCATGGCCGTGGACCGGGACTTTAAGTCCCAGAGCGGCGAGAAGGAAACGGATTTCATCGATGTGGTGGCTTGGCGCAGCACGGCCGAGTTCGTGGCCAAATACTTCACCAAGGGCCGTATGGCCGTGGTGGAGGGCCGGCTTCAGATCCGTGACTGGACGGACAAGGACGGAAACAAGCGCCGGAACGCCGAGGTGCTGGCGGACAACATCTACTTTGGCGATGCCAAGAAGGACGTGGACAGCGGCGCCAATAGATACGCGGGCGGACAGTTCGTGGAGGTGGACGAGGACTTCGACGCGGACGGCGATATGCCATTCTGATAGGAGGTAAGGCGGCATGGATTACTGGTACAAGCGGTACACCTGCCCATACTTTACCAGCAGCGAGAAACGGCGGGTCTGCTGCGAGGGCGGTAGCCGCGTCAGCTTTGAGACGGGCGGCGCGGCATCCCGCTTCATGAATCAATTCTGTGCCGGGGCGTGGGAGCATTGCACCATCGCACGGCACCTGACGGACGAGTACGAGAGGCAGGGAGAAAAGAATGGGAAATAGGCGTATCGCCGAAGGAGTGAGAGGCGGTGCATAGTGGCTCTTGAGTACATTCCCTTTTATTTCAGCTATCGCAAAAAATTGGAGAAACTCTCAGATCAAGAGGTAGGTCGGCTTGTACGGGCCTTGCTGGAATATGGCGAGACCGGAGAGACGGAGGAACTTACGGGACGGGAGTCGATCGCATTTGATTTTATTGCGGACGATATAAATAGGGCAAAAGCGGCGTATGACGAGAGATGCGCAAAGAACCAGCGCAACGCCAAAAAGCGATATGCACGGCATGATGGTACGACCGTATACGATTGCATACGAACGGATGCGACCGCATGCGAAACGTGCCAAACCAAAGACAAAACCAAAGACAAAACCAAAGATAATACACTCCCACCTAACGGTGTGAGTGATACGCGCGCGAAGCGCTTCACACCGCCATCCGTTGATGATGTATCCGCCTATGTTCAAGCGCAGGGCTATCACGTCAACGCAGATCGTTTTGTCGCCTTTTACGAGCAAAAGGGCTGGATGGTAGGCAAGAACCGCATGAAGGACTGGAAAGCCGCCGTGCGGAATTGGGAGACGAGGTGGAAGGAGGAACACGACGGTGGACATAACGGCGGTGCTGGAGCACCTGCAAAAAAATGGAATATCCCAGGAGAAGTCGTACTTTGAGTGCCCGGACTGCGAGGACAGGGGCTATACGGTCACACGCAGTGCCACCGGGGAGCTTATAACCCGTAGTTGCCCTTGCCAAATACGCAAGGACAACCAGCGGCGCATTGAGCGTAGCGGTCTGTCCGGTCTGCTGGAAAGCTGTACGCTGGAGACGTACCAGACGGCGGAGCCGTGGCAAAAGCAGGCAAAGCAGATGGCCGAGGCGTATATCACGGATTGGCGCGGGAAGTGGTTTTATGCCGGTGGGACCCCCGGCAGCGGAAAGACGCACCTGTGCACGGCGATCTGCGGGAAGTTGATGGAGGCAGGCTTGCCGGTACGGTATATGCAGTGGCGGTCGGACATTCCATCCATCAAGGCAAAGGTAAACGATGCGGAGCTGTACGCAGATGCCGTGGGAAAGCTGAAAACGATCCGCGTGCTTTACATCGACGACTTTCTCAAGGGCAACGTGACGGAGGCTGACCGGAACATTGCGTTTGAAATACTCAACGCACGGTACATAAAGCCTGAGTGTGCTACGATCATCAGTTCTGAGCGGACGATAGGACAGATATTGGACTGGGACGAGGCGATAGGATCCCGCATTGCGGAGCGCGCGAAGGGCTTTACCATGAGCGTGACGGGCAGCGGAAAAAACTGGAGGTTGAGATGAACAAACGAGGGTTGGAGAAAAGAGGATTAGAGGATGGGCTTAAAGAGTGACGACCTGGCGCGGCTTAGTCCTGCGGCGCAGAAGCAGGTCATGGAGAAGATGCGCAAGCCCGGAAAGTACAAGGCGCAGAAGACGCGGCGCGGCAAGCTGACTTTCGACAGCAAGAAGGAGGCGGAGCGCTATGACGCTTTGTTGCTGCTGCAAAATGCCGGGGAGATACGGGGGCTAAAATTGCAGGTGCGGTACTGCTTGCAAGAGGCGTACACGACGTTTGAGGGCGACCGCGTGAAAAGTATCGACTACATCGCGGACTTCGTGTACGAGAGCAGAACGGCTCCTGACAGCTACGGCCAGCGGTACTGGCTGCCGGTGGTGGAGGACGTGAAGGGGATGCGTACCCGCGAGTATGCCATGAAAGCAAAGCTGTTCCGCAGTAGGTACGGGTTTGCCATACGGGAGGTGTGACGTGGAGCGCACAAACCAGCCGCTGACGAATGAAGCGGCAAGAAAACTGATGGCGCTGGACGTGCAGGACAAGGAGATACTGACCTACGAAAAGCTGGACGAATGGTACACCGCATGGGGCGGGAGGTGCTACGTTAGCTTTTCCGGCGGCAAGGACAGCACGGTGCTGGCGTATCTGGCGGCGCGGTACCTGTCGAGTTTCAGGACACCGCCGTGGGAGCTGAACTTGGTGTTTGTGAACACTGGGCTGGAGTACCCAGAGATACAGAAGTTTGTCAACGAGTACGCCGCGTGGCTGCGGAGGGAGTTTCCCCGCGTGACCGTCAACCTTCACCGTCTACGCCCGAAGATGAACATTCGGCAGGTGGTGACGAAGTACGGGTACAGCATCGTGAGCAAAGATGTGGCGAATTGCGTTTGGCTGGCTCGAAGGAGCGGCAACGGCACGCGCATGGCTCGGCTTCGTGGCGAACTGTTGAACAAGGACGGCAACCCGTCTGCGCATAACTGCGAAAACTGGGCTTTTCTTTTGGACGCGCCGTTTCTTGTATCGTCTGAGTGCTGCCGGATCATGAAGAAAAACACAGCGCATAAGTACGATGTGGAGACAAAAGAAAAGCCTATCGTTGCAACAATGGCGGACGAAGGGCGGCGGAGATTTCTAACCTGGACGGCGACCGGCTGCAACGCCTTTGAGGGCAAGCGACCGATGGGCAAGCCCATGAGCTTTTGGACGGAGCAGGACGTGCTGCGTTTTATCGTGGAGCGTGGGATACCCTACGCAAGCGTCTACGGGGACATCGTGGCCAGCGACGGCGAGAACGACTACGGCGCGACGCTGATCGACTGCAAGCTGCACTGCACGGGATGCCAGAGGACGGGCTGTATGTTCTGCGCGTTTGGGGCACATCTCGAAAAGGGCGTCAACCGCTTTGAACGCATGAAACTGACGCACCCGAAGCACTACCAGTTCTGCATCGGCGGTGGGGCATTCGACACGGACGGGTTGTGGAAGCCAACAAAGGACGGCCTCGGTTATGCGCGGGTGCTGGACTACATCGGAGCGAGGTATTGAGATGGGGAAGCAGCATTTTAGCCGGGACGACCGCATCTTTATGCGTGGAAAGCTGCAGGGCACACGGGAGAACATGGACATGGTGGCGATGGTGCTGATGGACAAATGCGGCTGGCACGTCTTTGAGGAGACGGCGGACAGCCGAGACACGTTGAGTATCGCGTACCTGTACGAGTGCCTGGAGAAACTGGCGGAGGAGATAAACGAAGGCCGCATCAAGCGAAAGCACATCAAGGACGTGCTGAAGGACGAGTGCGGCGTGGTGTTTGGAGATTGATGGAATGAAAATATTGATTGGTGGAAGCCCATGTACCCGTTGGAGTATCGCGCAGACCAAGAACCGTGAAACCGAAGCCAGCGGCATAGGCTGGGAGTTGTTTTTGAACTACCGCATCGCGCGGGATAAGTACAAACCGGATTTTTTCCTATATGAAAACAATAAAAGTATGTCACCAGCGATCCGTGCGCAGATCACGGTAGAGTTGGGCGTGGAGCCGGCGCTGATTAACAGCGCCAAGGTGAGCGCACAGAACCGCCAGCGCCTTTACTGGGTTGGCAGACGAAACCCGGACGGCACATACAGACAAGTGCCGGTCGAGCAGCCGGAGGACCGGGGCATCCTGCTTCGGGATATTTTGGAGGCCGGCGCAGTCACATGGAAAGAAAAGGCGTACACACTGCGCGCGAGCGCCGGAACGAAGCAAGGCGTTAGCAACATTCTGCGCCACATCGAAACGAACGGGAAGTTTGGATACATGGGTGTAGCCGTGCCTGTCCGCATCGAAGAAATTGAGAATGCGGCAACGGGAACCGGGTACGACACCAGCAAGCAGTATAAAGTCTATTCTCCAGACGCGAAAGCTACTGCGCTTTGCGGAAACGGCGGAGGGCTGGGTGCAAAGACGGGGCTGTATGCAACGCCGGTCGCGGCGGCGGACGGAAAGCGAATGCCGGTTTATGCGGTTCGCGACGGCTTTATCACCATTAAAGGCAAGCGATACCCGATTAAACTGCGAGACGGCTTTTACATCATCCGCAAGCTGACGGTCCGCGAGTGTATGCGCCTCCAAACCGTGCCAGAGGAGTATGTTTTCCCGGTGAGCAACAGCCAAGCCTACAAGATGCTGGGCAACGGCTGGACGGTGGACGTGATTGCCCACATTATGAGCCACTTTGAAGGGCTGACCACGGAGCCGGTGGAAGTGCTCTCCATGTACGACGGTATGAGCTGCGGCCATATCGCCCTGGACAAGCTGGGCGTACAGCCGTGGTTGCTCAGATACTACGCGACCGAGATCGACAAATACGCCATTCAGACCACACAGCACAATTTCCCGGACACCGTGCAGTTGGGTGATGCGTTTCAAGTACGGGAGGAGGACTGGACGCTATGACAAGAGACGAGATCGTGGCCGCGCTGCGGTGCTGCGCAAGCCCGGAAGCGGATTGCAAGGAGAATTGCGCGTTTTTCGGTATGAGCAGCCCCAACAACGATTGTAGCCAGAAGAAAAATACCGCCGCCGCTGACCTGATCGAGAACCAGCAGCGGCACATCGAGGCACTGATGAAAGCCAACGACAGCCTGAAGGACGCCATTGCGCGGCGTGATAAGCAGATAGAGGGCATGAATAAGGGCATGGCACAGCTGGCAAAGGCTGTGGCGGTGAAGGAGGAGAACAATGGAACGACTGACAAATAAACGCGAAGCTGACGCGCAACGAGAAGGGTACGAGCGCCGCCTTGCAAACGGGTATCAGCGGAGCATCCCAGTAGAGCGGTTTCTGCGCCTCGCTGCCTACGAGGACACCGGCCTGATGCCGAACGATGTGACCGACATGATGGCGGCAAACGGCAATGCAATTTGCGAAATCGTGAAACTGAAAGAGGAACTGCAGGGTGCAAAGAACACCGCCGAGCAGTACGCCGCCATCAATGAAACGCTGTTTGACAGCAACATGAAACTGGGCGCAGACCGCAAGGCACTTATCAACGAGCTATGCCAATACTGCGGTAAGTACAAACAAGCGCACGAGGGTGCCTGTGACGGGTGCAAATGGAGGGAAATGTGATGAACAACAATTCTAACGCACTGGGCGGTCTTGGTGGAACGCTGCTGCAAATCGCATTTATTGTACTGAAGCTATGCGGTGTTATCAACTGGTCGTGGCTGTGGGTGCTGTCACCCATGTGTATCGGATTTGCGCTGTGGCTGCTGGTTGTGGTGATTTTTTCCATCGTAAAAGCGAAGGAATGGAGGGATGATGAATGAGCCGTTTTACTGAAACTGCTGTGGGAAGCACGGGATATGTGACCGCGCAGGGTTATGCATCGCCGAAGGGAAATACGGTGAAGGCCAGCGGATATAGCTCCGCAGACATTTGCGGATACCGCCTGCCATGTGGACTGTGCCTGATGATGGAAAAGCCGTGCCCCATGCAGCGGGTGACACACAACGAAGTGACGTGCTCAAACACGGAGGAAGAGTAAATGGATGCTGTGAAGTTTATCGAGGAGCGGAACAGAATGTGCGGCACCATGAGTGAAATGTGGGGCGTTGATGCGGCGCAAATTGTGAAGAACACCGAAGAATGGGCTGCCGCACACCCGCGCAAGACACGGCAGAGCGTGTTTCTGGAACAGTGGCCGGAGGCGGAGCTGATTAAAGACGGTGTCATATCGATATGTCCGATGTCAGTCTCCGCCGCTTACAGAAACAAAACTGGTGGCTGCGCCTCCCCAACACGCCCGCGATGCGCGGACTGCATCCGAGACTTCTGGATGCAGGAGGTGGAGTGATGGAGCGACTGACAAAACGCGATACCGATGGACAGGCAATGATGGACTGCGAGAAGTGCGAAGCGGATTGGACGGGTAAGCATGGTAAGCCGATGGCTGACTGCACCGCGCTGTATTGCCGCAATCGTTTGTTAGACCGACTGGCGGAATACGAGGACACGGAAGAGACGCTTCGCCAACTGTGCCGAAACTGCGATCTTGAACGGTTGGAGAAATTGGCCGAGGCCGACAAGGACGGGCGGCTGGTGGTGCTGCCGTGCAAGGTGGGACAGCGGGTGTTTGCCTTGTTGGACACGGATAAGCATATAAGCGAGTGCGAGGTCAAGCAGATTGGTATGGGCAATAAAATCGGCTTTATTGGCCTTGAGCCAATAGGAGCCAGAGGGCGGGAGTATGGCGTAGCGCTAAACGGATTTGGCAAGACCGTATTTCTCACCCGCGAGGAGGCGGAGAACGCATTGGGGGCGATGAAGGATGGCTGAATACAAAATCTGCTTTAGCGTGGCTGGGGCGTTCGGCGCTCAAATCAGCTTTGAGGCAAAACCCGGCGTATCCTATGAGGACGCTGCGGCGTCTATTGACAAGGAAAAGCTGGTCCGGTTGATGTGCCTCGACACCTTGGGCTACTCCGCAAAGGACATTGAGGTTATCACTCCTGAACAGTACGAAGCGGAATTTGGAGGGGATGAGGATGGCTGAATACATTGATAGGGCCGCTGCTGTGAAAGTAATTTTGCGGGAACGAAAACCAACAAACAGCGTAGCGCAAAATCGCATGTTATCTATTATCCAGCGTGATTTGTTGACAATGTGCGCCGCTGATGTGGCCCCGGTGGTGCATGGACGGTGGATTGAAGATCACGATTACATCAAATGCCCGAAGTGCGGCGTGATGGTGAAACGAGACTTTACATTTTTCGATTTTGGGGATTGGAACTTCTGCCCTAACTGCGGAGCGATGATGGAGGGAGGTGCTGAAAATGCGGTTGATTGATGCGGAAAAGCTGGTGGACATGCTGTATGACAACGAGTTTGCTGTACTTTGCCCACTGGACGAAGTAAGCGGGGTGGTTGATGCTTGCCCCACGGTGGATGCAGTGCCCGTGGTGCGGTGCAAAGATTGCGAGAACAGCTACTACGTAGTGGATGGTCTGATATGCTCATACGGCCCGTGCCTTGAATGCCATGTGCCACCGGAATTCTGGTGCGCTTACGGCAAGAGGAGGGAGGATGCCCATGCCTAAGACTAACCCCCGCAGAATACCCCGCACACAGGCCGACGTAGACAAAGCCTACAGCAACGGCATTGTGGAGGGCTTGAACCGGGGCATAGATCTGATGCTGTATGTCCTGATCGATAAGCACGACGCGCCGATGGACGATGTGCAGCAGCTTGCCGGGGAGCTAAACCACGCCGCTCAGTGCGTGGCGGAAGGGTACGTTACCTGGGCAGATATCCGGCAGATGCTCAAAGAGTACGGCGTTGAGACGGCGCTGGAATAGGAGGTACGATGAGCAACAAATACTCGCTCCCCTACGATATCCGCATGGAGTGTATCGCCTACGTCAGGGGCTATCCCCGCCGGGTCCGCGCGTACAACGCGGCCCGGGAAGAAGTGCTGGAGTCGTCGGCTTATGCCATGTCTGGCATGCCGCATAGCCCCGGCAACAGCAGGATGGCCGAACGCAAGGCGGAACGGCTGGCAACCATAGAGAACTGGCCGGAGACGAAGAAAATGCGGGCCGTGGAATACGCCATGGACAACGTGGGCCGGGATATTGCCAACGAGGACGTGCGGCGTAAGCTGGTATGGGCGATCATGCGAAACTGCGACAGCCAGAAACGATACCCCGCAGAGATGGTTATGCCGGACGGCATGAGCTATGCGACATTCCGCAGGAGGAAGGACCGGTTCCTGTTTGAAATTGCAAAAAAGTCCGGAATGATAGAAAGTTGAGCTAAAACCACGTTTTTGATGTGCTAAAATAGTATCATCGGAGAGTGGAACCAGTCAGCCAACAACCCGAAATTTTATTTTTCTCCTCTTTCTTTTTCGTTCCTTCTTCCATAGGTTAAGGCACAGCCGGTAATTGGTGCTTCCGCGCAAGCGGCCTCGCAAGAGCGTTACCGGCATGCAGACACTCACGGGATATCTCGCGGGTGTCTGTTTTTATGCGGGTGTAGCCAAAAGGTAAGGCACAGGACTTTGACTCCCGTATGTGCTGGTTCGATTCCAGCCGCCTGCGCCAAACTCTAAACGGAGTCACCAACGGAGTATAAACAAGTGGGGTAACCGTGGAAACCGGACATATATGCGGCATAGGTACCCCGTAGTGTGAGGAGACCACAGCGAGTGACAGGGGCTTTCCCTGAAGCGCTAAAGCAGGGCAGGACTGCAATGCCGTACCATCCCGGCCAGCGGGCGAGGAAGCGTAAAAAGCTAAGTATTAGGCGGCTGGTATAATTGCCAAGTTCTTGATGGCTGGTAGGAAGACGCAGCGCAGCCGGGAGCCTGTGAAAAGACAAACGCCCAATGTGGGCGGCGTTGTATGCCCCTCAAAATCGAAGGCTTGCGCTTATGCGTGGGGTAATGGTAGAGACTGCGGGGCGGGTAAAGTCTGCTATGTACAGGCCAAGGGGCGGGGGCTGGTAGCAAAAATAATTTGACAACGCTTATCGGCGTATCAAAGCGGTAATAGACTGTGACGGGCGGATGAAATTAGACCGCAGCACGACAGCAATTAACGCAAGGAATGCAATCAGAAGCAAAGCAAATGTAAGCAAATGCAAGCAAACGCATAGCTCAGAGAGAGAAAAGAAAAGCCCCCTTGTTCCCCCTTTCTTCTTCTCCCCCTTGCAACCCCCGTATTATCTTACCCCCTATAATCCCCCAAAAGAAAAGAGAGAGAGCGACATTTTGCGCGCGAGAGCGACGAGGTGATGACATGGCTGCGCGTCTGACAGACCGGCAGAAAAAGAAAATACTGGCGGACTATGTGCAGACGAACAACTATTGCGCCACAGCGAAAATCAACGGAGTGTCCGCAACAACCGTTAAGAACCTTGTGCGGGCGAATGCCGACATTGTGGAAAAGTGCGAACAAAAAAAGGAAGAGAACACCGCCGATGTGATGGAATACATGAACGACCACAAAGACCTTGTGTGTTCGTTCATCGGTAAGGGGCTTGAAATGCTCAACGACCCCGAAAAGCTGGCGGCGGCAAATCTCAGCCAGATCACCACGGCAATGGGAACGCTGATCGACAAGTGGGCGATGATCGGCGGCAGTCCTGCCGACACGGTAAAGGAAGACGCGCTCAGTCAGAGCCTAAAGGAAATGGCAAAGGAGCTTGAGAGTGACACATGAATACAGAATTAATGTTTTCTAGTAAAACAGACTTATGGGAAACGCCACAAGATTTGTTTGATAAACTGAATAATGAATTTCAATTTACACTTGATGTGTGTGCAACTCCAGAAAATGCAAAATGCGACAAGTTCTATACGGAGGAACAAGACGGACTGGAACATCCGTGGAAAGGAACCGTGTGGTGCAATCCTCCATATGGGCGCGGCATCGGGCAATGGGTGAGGCGAGCGTTATTTGCATCCGTTAGCGGGGCTACCGTCGTAATGCTACTTCCTGCCAGAACAGATACAAAATGGTTCCACGATTACATATACAAAAGAAACAATGTGGAAATTCGGTTTATTAGAGGACGATTAAAATTCGGCGGAAGTAAAAATTCTGCTCCATTTCCGTCTATGGTAGTTGTATTTATGCCACATGATTAGCCCAAAGCAAGCAAAAATCCTCGCTTTCCCCTATTCCAAGTATGACGCGCTGATCTGTGACGGCGCTGTGCGTTCCGGCAAAACCTCCATCATGATGTGGGCGTTCGTCCACTGGGCGATGGAGAATTTCAGCGGTCAGCGTTTCGGCGTGTGTGGACGCACGGTGGATAGCTGCACCAAGAACATCATCGTGCCGTTTACGGCGATGAGTTTGGCAAAGGAGCGCTATATCATCCGCTGGCGGCGCGGCGACAAGGTTATGGAAGTGCGGCGCGGTGCCGTGACGAATTACTTCGAGGTGTTCGGCGGCAAGGATGAGGCCAGCTATACGCTGATTCAGGGCCGCACGCTGGCGGGTGTGCTGCTGGACGAAGTGGTGCTGATGCCACGCTCGTTCGTGGAACAGGCGCTTGCGCGATGTTCTGTGGACGGCGCGAAGCTGTGGTTTTCATGTAACCCCGGCAGCCCGCATCACTGGTTCTATCAGGAGTGGATTAAGCGACACCGCGAACGGAACACGCTATATCTGCACTTCGAGATGACTGACAACCCAGGTCTGAGCGAGAAAACGCTTGCGCGCTATGAAAACATGTATGCCGGCATTTTCTATGACCGGTATGTGCGCGGCCTGTGGGTAGCGGCAGAGGGCATCGTTTATAAGGACTTTGCCAACGATACAGAAAAGTATTTGATCGGAGACCCTTTGGAGTGGGCCAAGCAAAACGGCGCCAGCTTTTCAATCATTTCAATTGGCGTTGACTTCGGTGGTACAAAGTCCGCAACGAAATTTCAAGCCACCGGGATCACAAAAGATTTCCGTGTTGTGGCGTTGGAAGAAGAATACATCAAAAACGAAGAGATTGACCCGAATGCATTAAACCGGCGTTTTGCTACGTTCTGCCAGCTGATAACGTCAAAGTATGGGTACAGCCAGACAAGAGCGGATAGCGCGGAAACGGTGCTAATTCGTGGGTTAGATCATACCGCGCAAAAAATGCGCCTCGGAACGCAGGTCAAGAATGCAATGAAACTGCAAATCACAGATAGAATCAGGCTTGTGGTGCTGCTGATGAAACAGGGTCGTTTTAAGGTTTCGCGCAACTGCCCGCATCTGATCGATGCACTGCAAACCGCGATTTATGATCCTGATAAATTTGAGGACGAGCGCTTGGATGACGGCACGTCCGACATCGACAGTTTGGATGCTTTTGAGTACAGCATTGAGCCTTATTACAAAGACCTGGAACGTGCCGGGCACATGATGGGACGGTGAAATAGTGAATATTCGGAGAGCATTAAAGGATCTTGGGTTTGACACGGTCGACAATAAATTCTATTCTCTGATCGACCTGTGGGCCGCATGGTATAAGGGAAACGTTGAAGATTTCCACAGCTATACGGTGTGGAATGGAATTGAAGAGCTGGAGTGCCACCGGTATTCGGTGGGAATGGGAAAGAAAGTCTGCGAGGACTGGGCCAACCTCTTAATGAACGAGCGAGTCAACATCACGCTTGAAGGCAAACAGGAACAGGAATTTATCGATACTGTTTTTGCCGATAACAACTGGGAGGTCAAGGCTAACGAATCGCAGGAGCGCAAAGCGGCAGTAGGAACCGTCGCGTATGTGCCGGTGATGGAAGGCATGGGAATTAACCCAGATACAGCAGAAATCATTGACTCTGGCCGCATTCGCATCAACTACGTCAGCGCCTGGAACATCTACCCGCTGACGTGGGATAACGGCGTTATCCGCGAGTGTGCGTTCGCATCCACTCGGAAGGTCGATGAAACAGAATATACTTACATCCAGGTGCACCGGCTGCGCAACGGCGAGTATGACATTGAGAACCATCTGTATGATGCGGAGGAAGTACCGCTGGCCAGCGTGAAAGGGTTTGAGACAATTCCTCCGGTGATTCATACCGGCAGCGACAAGCCGCAGTTTGTGATTGACCGGCTGAACATTGCAAACTCTGACGAAAACAACCCGCTTGGCGTGGCTGCGTTTGCCCACGCCATCGACCAGCTTAAGAGCGTTGACATCACCTATGATAGCTATGTGAACGAATTTGTGTTGGGCAAGAAGCGCATTGTGGTGCAGCCGGAGGCAACCCAGAGCATTGATGGTCGGCCAGTGTTTGATAAGCGTGAGACCGTTTATTATGTACTTCCGGAGGACAGAGGCGGCAACGGCAACATCTTGCAGCAGGTCGATATGTCGCTACGGACGGCGGAGTTTAACACCGGCATGCAAGATATGTTGAACATCCTGTCCAGCAAGTGCGGTTTTGGTGAGAACCATTACAAATTCAACCAGGGCAGCATCGCAACTGCCACGCAGGTCATCAGCGAGAACAGCACCCTGTTCCGCACGGTCAAAAAACATGAAATTGTGCTTGAACGGGCAATCACAGAGTTGTGCCGGAGCTTGCTCCGCATGGGAAATCGGTACATGGGCGCATCCCTCAATGAGGACGTCCAGATCTCCATTGACTTTGACGATTCCATCATTGAGGACAAGGGCCAGGACTTTAACCGTGACGTGCAGCTTCTTAACGCTGGCATCATGAACGATTGGGAGTTCCGTATGCGCTGGATGAACGAGGACGAGGCGACCGCAAAGGCGGCGCTGCCGAAGGCACATGACATGACGGATGAGCCAAACACGGAAACAGAGTAAAAGGTGGATTACATAAGAATGGTAAAATCTTTTTTGTCGAGCCTGAACTGTTGCACAAGATATGTCACAATCACCAAAATGCTTTTAATTGTGCCGGAATGTGATTATTTTACATTTAATACGGCATGTGAATTTCGCGAGGAATATTCTTTTGGCATTCACATGCGCAAAATATCGAATTTGTCTGTACTTTGCGACAATCCACCTATTTGGCCGAATGGCTTTTTTGTTGGATTTCTGAACGGACACATGCTCGATTTTTATGCGGTCGGCAAAGGGAGAATTATTGCAAAATCTAATGTAAACATAGAAGATATTTTTGACATTGGGGATGTGGAGTAATGGGCTATGGAGAAAACCCCGGTACTTTTTGGGTAAACATTGGCACAGATGAAAACCCTAATTGGGTAGTTTTGGGACATTTAAGATGAGCAAGTACCCATTCACCCCCGAACTGCTGGATGCCATGCCGGAAGAGCTGGCGGAGCTGTACCGTGGACTTGAGGACACGCTGCTGATTGAGATATGCTCCCGGATGAAACTGCGGGACGAGCTTAACGAGGTCACGGTCCAGGACATCAAGGCGCTGCGGTCACACGGCATCGATCTGAAAGAGGTTGAGAAAGCCATACGCCAGACTACCGGCATCAGCGAGAAAAAGCTGAACGAGCTGATAGACGATGTGGTGGAGCGCAACCAAAAGTATTACACCGAGGTCATAGACCTTGCCCGTGTAACACAGCCTGACGTGCTGGTGGATGCAACCACTATTGACGCAATCAGACGGCAGACGCAGGACGTGTTCCGAAACATCACCGCTTCGATGGGATTTTTGGTAGACGCAGGGCGGACGATGCTGCCACCTGCCAAAGCGTACCAATGGGCACTTGACAGCGCAGCGTTGCAGGTGCAGAGCGGTGCAATTAACTACAATCAGGCAATTAAAACGGCGGTAAAGGAACTTGCGGACAGCGGTCTGAAAGTGGTTGACTACGAAAGCGGCCATCGGGATCATGTCGATGTTGCCGTGCGAAGAGCCGTAATGACCGGCGTATCTCAAATCTGCGCCAAGTATACGGAGCAATCCTCAGAATATCTGGATACGCCCTATTTTGAAGTATCGGCCCATGTTGGCGCGCGAGATAAGCCGGGACCGTCACCGTGGTCATCGCATAAGGATTGGCAAGGACGTGTTTACAGCGTCCGTGTAGGGGACATTTACCCGAGCATTTATGATGTTTGCGGCCTGGGCGCTGTTGACGGCCTGGAAGGGGTCAACTGCCGCCACAGGCGGTTCCCGTGGGTTGAGGGCGTGTCCGAGCGCACTTACACGAATGAACAGTTGGAGCACATCGATGATGACCACGGATGCACGTTTGATGGCAAGGATTACACGGCATACGAGGCAACCCAGATGCAGCGCCGTATTGAGCGAACGGTTAGAAAGCTAAAGCGTGAAAAAGCCGCCTACAAGGCCGCAGGATTGCATGAAGATGAGACTGCGGTAAACATACGGCTACGGCGGTTAAACGCTAAATACAAGGCGTTCAGCGTGAAAGCTGGCCTGCCGGAGCAACCGGAGCGGATGCGCATCTATTTTACGGATGACGCAATGTTAAAAACGGCAAATGCCATGAAAACGCATCGGGCAAAAGTGGAAGTGTCTAACGCTAAAGACGATAGAGACACTCTTGAGTTTTTCGGCGCAGACGCAAGAGATAACTTGAATTCTATTGTGAAAAGACGTACAATGAAGCTGGAAAATGGCTTTGCTTGCTTCCCGGACGGTGACCCGCTGAATGAAAATGTTAAAAGGGTAAAACCTCTTAAAACATATTTTGACGTCGCTATGCACGGAAGCCAGACGGCAGTCGGATTTGGCACAAAAGAACTCAATATGTCACCGCGCTTACTTGCCGCAGTCATTCGGCATAGTAAAGGGTGGAATGGCCAGAAAGTTCGTTTGCTATCTTGCAGCACAGGCGCACGCATGGAAAACGATTATTGCTTTGCAGAAGAGCTGGCAAATGCACTTGGCGTTGAAGTGAAAGCCCCAGACGATGTGCTTTTTATTTCCGGTGCTGGCGTACTGAAAGTAGGAACACATGGGGAAGGAAATATTTTGCCGTTTACCCCAAATCAAAGAGGAAGGAGAAAGTGACATGGATTTCGGTTTTTTTAAAGGATTGCCATACAAGAATTCTATTGAGAATTTTGAAGACTATAAGAAATACAAAAATAGTATCCCAAAAGAAGCGATTTTAAGCCACATTTCCTCCCTCGATGCCGGGTTGACATCGCTGCCCAGTTTTGATATGTTTACTGGAGAAGAACTTCACGCAGGTATGTTTTGGGACGGTAAATTCACCTTCCCGTATGAGTTCCTGCATTACTACAAGAATTATGACATTGGCGTCCCCTATGAGTATGAAGCATATTTGAAAGAAATCGGGGTAGGCTAATGGATGATAAACTGATGCAGGCCATCGAGGCTATTATCCGGCGCGGAAATGACGCGGAGATCCGGCGCAAGGGTGACGGATACATTGTGTTAGATGTCAAGAAAACAATCAAATATTCAACTCCCGCGTAATTGGGCGCGGGAAAGGGCAATAGGAGCCAACTGCTGAGGAATTCTCGGTGGTTAGCTCTTTTGTTTTAAGTAAAACCCGCAAAGCACAGCGGTTTTTATAAAAACTATCGTCTGCGAAGAAACGCGGCCAAAGAAAAGGAGATAGTGTCATGGCACTTACACGAAAACTTTTGAAGGGTATGGGTCTCACCGATGAGCAGGTAGATACCATCATCGAAGCGCATACCGACACTGTGGACGGCCTAAAGGCGGATGTGACCCGCTACAAGGCCGATGCGGAGAAGCTGCCCGGCGTTCAGAAGCAGTTGGACGACCTCAAGGCGGCAGGTGACGGCGGTTATAAGGAGAAGTACGAGAAGGAACACTCGGCCTTTGAAGCCTTTAAGACCGACATCACGGCAAAGGAGAGCAAGGCGGCAAAGGAAAGGGCCGTCCGGGCTTACTTTGAGAGCAAAAACATCACCGGCGCAAATCTCGACCTTGCCATGCGCGGATGCGGCGAGGAAATGTCTGCCTTGGAGCTGGACGGCGAGAAGATCAAGGACACCAAGAGCCTTGACGCTCTCGTAGACGGCACTTATAAGAGCCTTGTTTCTAAGCCTGCTGTCCGGCTGGACATGGGCGCACGGCTCAACGAGGGCGGCAAGCCTATGACCAAGGACGAGATTATGAAAATCACCGACAGAACGGAGCGGCGCGCTGCAATCGCCGCAAATATGGATTTGTTTAGAAAGGAAGAATAAAAATGGCTGTTGATCCTAAGCTGATTAAGAAGGAAGATCTTGCCCGTGTTCGCGAGATCGAGTTTACCGAAATGTTCGGCTATTCCATCAAGAAGTTGATGGAGGCTCTGGGCGTTACCCGCAAAATCGCCAAGCAGGCCGGTACTGTGCTCAAGAGCTACAAGGCTACCGGAACTCTGGAAGACGGCGCTGTGGCCGAGGGCGAGACCATCCCTCTGAGCAAGTACAAGACCGAGGCTGTGAACTACAAGGAGATCACCTTGAAGAAGTGGCGTAAGGCCACTTCTGCCGAGGCAATCACTGATCGCGGCTACGATCAGGCCGTCGAAATGACCACCGATGAAATGCTGAAGGACGTGCAGAAAGGTATCCGCAAGGATTTCTTTGGCTTCCTCGCAACCGGTACTGGCACGGCCAGCGGTGCTACCTTCCAGGCGACCTTGGCTCAGGCATGGGGCCAGCTGCAGGTGCTGTTCGAGGATGACGAGATCGGCGCAGTGTATTTCATGAACCCGCTGGATGTTGCGGACTATCTCGCAACTGCCAACATCACCCTGCAGACCGCTTTCGGCATGACCTATGTCGAGAACTTTCTCGGCCTGGGCACCGTGATTCTGAACTCCAGCGTCCCCAAGGGAAAGATTTACGCCACCGCCAAGGACAACATCGTCCTGTACTACATCCCTGTGAACGGCGCAGATCTGGGCGAGGTGTTCAACTTCACCACCGACGCCACCGGTTATATCGGTATCCATGAGGAACCCGATTACACCAACATGACCGCATCCGATACCGTTATCAACGGCATGGTGTTGTTCGCCGAGCGCATTGACGGCGTGGTTGTCGGCTCCATCACTCCGGCAGTGGGGGGCTAAGCGAACTGCTGAGTGAGCCTGACCCTGAAACTTCTTCTTTCTCCAACATGACAAAAGCCCAACTGCTTGATTATGCCAGGGGAAACGGGGTGGACGGGGTCAGCAGTTCAATGCGCAAGGCTGACATAATCGCAGTATTGGAAGGGAGCTGACCCGTATGACATACGCTGATTATACATACTACTCCGGCACTTACATGGGCGCTGTGAGTGAGGAAGATTTCCCGCGTCTTGTTGTCCGCGCCAGCTCTTTCCTCGATTACTACACGCGCAACAAAGCTAAAGGCCACGCCGATCTGGACGCGGTAAAGATGTGCTGCTGTGCGCTGGTTGACAAGTATGCGGTCATCGAAGCGGCGCAGACGCTTGCCGTGAAAAACCTTGCAAACGCTGCGGAAAATGACGCGGAAGTCAAAAGCGAAACAGTAGGCAGCTATTCCAGAACACTTGCAACGGGCGGGGAATCCGCCCTGTCTGCACTCAATACGACGGACGGGGTAAGGAAACTGCTTGCGGAAACGTGCATGGAATACCTTGCCCATACCGGGCTGCTGTATCGCGGAGGTGTGTATAGATGTACGCTCCCCACACTGTAACAATTTACAACGTCGTGCAGGAGATCGACCCGACAACGCTTGACGAGGTCGAGAAAGTTTATACCACAATCCTGCGCGGGGTTATGCTGCAGGCCAGCAAGGCGGTCAACGTGCGCGAAAGCGGCCTTGAAAGTGCCGACGCTGTAAATCTGTATATCCCGTTTTCCGTGAAAGCGGTGGACGGGGTAACAGGGAAGCCGAAAACTTACATCGGGCCGCAATCGTTTTTCAAAGCGGCGGATAAGTCTGGACTGTGGACGCTCTCATACAATGGCAACGGCGGCATGACGTGCTTTGTAAAGGGCGAATTCGTTTCGGACAACATGACCGTCGTACTGAGCCATGACGATTGCTACAACGTGACCAAGGTTGATGCGATGGACTACGGTAGCCCCGATATGCAACACTGGGAAGTTGGAGGTGCGTAATGGGCATCAAGTTTTCCGTGCATACCGATGGAATGGACGCTGTAAGAACTGCCGTTGCAAAGGCTTGTGCGCGCGCTGAACACGTTTTAGCCGAGCAGATGGAGAAAGATACTCAGCCTTTTGTGCCGATGCTCACAGGCTCGTTAACGCAGCGCACAAGGGTAGTTGGCAACGACATCATCTACCCCGGCCCTTACGCGAGATTCTTGTATTACGGGAAAGTCATGGTTGACCAGAATACCGGCAGCACATACGCGCCAAAAGGCGGTACAAAGGTCGTGACTGACCGCAATTTAGTGTTCAACCACACGGCGCATCCACAGGCACAAGCCCATTGGTGTGAAGCATCAAAAGCGCAGAACCTCGATAAGTGGTTGCGTGTAGCAGAAAAGGCGGTGAAGAAGTACGGAACAGGTTAAAAAGACGGAGCAGGTTAAAAAAACGGTATCGGCAGCGGAAGAGGATCAAGTCTCCCGAAAGTTGCTTGCGTGGTTAAACACGTTCCCTGACAAGCCGGTTGATTTAATCCGGTTCGAATTTCTTCCCGCCGATACTCCGGCGATGGCGCTGTCCACGATTCAGGCGGCGTATATCGTCAGGAAATACATCCTCGGCGGATATCAGGCGGAATACCAATTCAAGGTTATTTACCGCATGAAACCGGGGAATAGCAACGACAAACGGCTCAAAGCTGACGAGCTGCTTAACGCCTTGGGCGATTGGGCAACAAGCGAAACGCCGCCTGACATTGGCGACGGTCGCCGCGTCATCCGTATTGAGCCTACAACGCGATCCTCTCTTTTTGCCGTGTATGAAAACGGTGACGAGGATCATCAAATCCTTATGAAAATGAACTACGAGGTGATTAAAAATGGCTGATATGACCTTTAACACCACGGCGGGGCAGACCGTAGACCGCGAACTTCTGATTGCGTATCTCAACACGGGCGAAACTGGAACCCCTACGTGGTCTCCCCTCGGTACGCGCGTCACGGATTCCAGCATGGAATATGATTGGCAGGAGGATTCCTCGAAAGATATTCTTGGAACGACGCGCACGACCATGAAGAAACCCATTATCACGCAGACCTTTGACCCGTCTAATCTGGACGCTGGCGACCCTGCCATCGTCAAGGTTTGGAACCTTGCGGTCAAGGAGCAGAACGCGGCGGCGCTGGCGAATCAGGACGTGCTGATTGTCCATGCTTATGCAGGCACGGCAAAGACTGCGGTATTTGCGGAGCGTTATTCGTCCTGCATGGTTAAGCCTTCTTCCCTCGGCGGCGAGGGCGGCGGCTTTGTCGGTATGCCTATCGACGTGACGCTTGGCGGCACGCGCACGGTCGGCACCGCCGCTGTCTCTGGCAATACGGTCACTTTTACCGAGGGCGAATAACAAATAGAGGGCTGGCGTCTGTCAGCCCTCATTTTGGAGGAATATATGGAACTCACTTTTGATTCCGGTGTAAAGGAATATACCATTCGCGGCGTAAACGGCGTTGTAACGGTGTACTTTAACCCTGCGGATGTCAACTTCGCAAAGAAAGCATACAAAACGTTTGATGATCTGCGCAAGAAGCAGGAGACCCGCGCAAAGACGCTTGAAAAGGATATCCCCAATGATGAGCTTTTCGACATGGTTGATTCTCTTGACAAGGAAATGCGCAGCATCATCAATGACCTGTTCGGGCAGGACATTGCCGATACGCTTTTTGGCAGCGTCAACGCTTATTCCGCGGCCAACGGTGCGCCGGTTTGGCAGAACTTTATGACCGCCATTATCGAACAGTTTGACGAGGCAGTAAAGCGCGAACAGGCGCTTGCCGATGAGAAAATCCGCAAGTATACACAGAAATACCGTAAATGATGTACGATCTTCCAACGTCGCTGAACGTCTGCGGCGTTGACTATGAAATTCGCTCGGACTATCGCGCGGCACTGGACGTGCTGGCGGTATTTGCTGCGGCCGATCTGACCAACGAGCAGAAAGCGCTTGCGGCTCTGGATATCTTTTATCCGGACTTCTTAAAAATGCCAGATGAGCACATTCCAGAAGCCATGAAGCAGATGACATGGTTTCTCGACTGCGGTGACGAGGGCGATAATCGCAAGCGACCTAAATTGATGGACTGGGAGCAGGATTTTCAATACATCGTTTCCCCCATCAATCGTGTTGTTGGGCGGGAAGTGCGGGCAATGTCCTATTTCCACTGGTGGTCTTTCGTTTCGGCGTACTACGAGCTGGGAGATTGTCTGTTTGCGAATATCGTCCGCATCCGAAGTCTAAAGGCCAAAGGGAAAACACTTGACAAAGCCGACCGTGAGTTTTACCGCGAAAATCGGCGCATTATTGACTTAAAGCGGACGCTGGCCGAGGAAGAGACCAATACCATCAATGTGTGGTTAGGCAAAAACGCCAACAAAAGCCCATAATACGGAGGTGATTTTTTGGCTGACGGTGAAATCGTATTCGAAGCGACTATTAGCGATAAAAAACTCCATCAGGAGCTGAACAAAGTAAAAAGCAACATCGAATCCCTGCAAAAGGAATTTAACCGGCTCGGCGCCCAAAAAACGCCGATGGAAGACCGGCTGCGCAACATCGGCGCAGAGCTGGATGCGGCAAAACAGGTGCTTGCCGATATGCGCACAGCGCCAAAAGGCACGTATGAAAAAATCGACGTGTCCGAGCAGGCCGAGCGCGTGCGAATGCTGCAAAGCGAATTCAACAAAACTGCAAATAGCATTGACAAGCTCAACGAAAAGCTCAACAAAACCGGCGATAAGATTTCCGACGCGAAAACGCAGGCGGTTGAATTATCACGACAAATCGATGGACGATCCAAAGGTGCTGGACTGCGCAACGCAACCGAAGCGGCGGCAGATTCCATGAAAGTTTTTGGACAGCGAGTAAAATCTGTTGTCCGCAGTGCCCTTGTTTTTACGGTTATTACCCAAGCATTAACAAAAGTGCGCGACTGGGCAAAAAATGTCGTAATGGTAAACTCCGATGCAAGAGAATCCATTGCGCAGCTTAAAGGAGCGCTTTTGACACTGGCACAGCCTCTTGTAAGCGTAATTGTCCCCGCCTTTACACTGCTTGTAAAAGTAATTACGGCAGTAGTCTTGCAGATCACGCGCCTTGTGGCGCTTATTTCTGGCAAGAGCGTCAAAGCAACAGCAGATTCCGCAAAGGCTCTTAATAAGCAAACAAATGCTTTAAAGGGAACCGGAAATGCAGCAAAAAAAGCTGCTGGACAGCTTGCGGCGTTTGATGAGATCAACCAGATTTCCACCGATACCGCGGATAACGCGGGCGGCGGTGCATCCGCTGACGCGATCACGCCTGACTTTAGCTACATGGACGAGATCAACGACAAGCTCAAGAAAATTGCTGATGCGGTCATGCTAATTGCCGCAGGGTTGGCCCTGTGGAAACTTGGCAGCTCTCTCCCCGGAACGTTGGGAAAGATTTTAACAAAACTCGGCGGCATTCTCATTGCTGTTGGCGGTTTAATCATTTTGTGGGAAAGCCTGTCTGACGCATGGAACGACGGCGTTAACTGGAAAAACTTACTCGGATCTCTTGCGGGCGCAGCGGCACTTGCCGGAGGCCTCGCTCTTGCGTTTGGCAAGGTGGGCGCTGGCATTGGACTGGTAGTATCCGGGGCGGCCCTGCTGGTCGCTGCATTGCACGACATGATGGAGGACGGCATGAACCTGGAAAACACGCTGATGAGCGTCGCCGGTCTGATGATTGGTGGCTTGGGAATTGCTGTGCTCACAGGGTCCTGGATTCCGCTCCTGATTGCCGCAATCGCCTCCCTGCTTGTGGCTGTGGTGAACGCCTACGGCGATACAGAGCAGTTCGTCGACGGAATCAAAACCATGCTGGATGGGTTTGTGGCCTTCTTCGCGGGTATTTTCACCGGGGATATTGACCGTGCCATCGGCGGCATCGAAAAAATCTTCAAGGGCTTGCAAAACGTTCTGTTTTCCATTGTGGATGCGCTCAAAAACATGTTCCTGTCGTTCTTGGATTGGCTGGATGAGAAGACTGGCGGGAAGCTCCATGGGATCATCGAGTTCATCAAAAGCTCGGTCACGGGAGCATTCACTTTCATCAAGGATTTTATCGGCAACGCCATGGCAGCCATTAAGAAGATATTCACGGGAATCGTTAAATTCCTCTCCGGTGCGTTTACGAGCGACTGGGACAAAGCGTGGGAGGGTATCAAAGATATCTTTGACGGCATATCAACAGCCATCAAGGGGACGTGGGCATCAGCCATCAATGCAATTATCCGTGCATTGAACTGGCTGATCGACAAGGCGAATAAAATCAGCTTCACAGTCCCAGGCTGGGTGCCGGGGCTTGGTGGCAAGCATATTGGCGTCAACATCCCGAAAATCAACGAACTTCAAATCCCCAAACTGGCCCAGGGTGCGGTCATCCCGCCTAACCGCGAGTTTATGGCCGTACTGGGCGACCAGAAGCACGGAACCAACATTGAGGCCCCCCTGGACACCATCAAACAGGCCGTTGCGGAGGTGCTAGGGCAAGGCAGCGACCGGCCCATTACCATCATTGTCCAAATGGACGGCAAGGAGATGTTCCGGCAGATGGTGCGGGAAAACAACTCCCAGGTGCGCATGAACGGCAAAAGCCCGCTGCTGACGTGAGGTGACGCATGGAAGTACTTAAGGTAACAAAGAAATCCGGGGCGGTGGTATCTCTCCCGGCCCCGGATGAACTGAAATGGAACATTTCCGACCTAGACGCAGATGGGACCGGCAGAAACCAGAACGGCGATATGTTCCGCGACCGCGTGGCCGTGAAGCGCAAGCTGGAATGCTCCTGGCGGCCACTCGTCTCTGCTGAAATGGCCAAGCTTTTGCAAGCCGTGGACGATGTGTTTTTCAGCCTTACATACCCCGACGCGATGACCGGCACCGACCGCACTATGATGTGCTACGTAGGCGACCGGTCATCGCCGATCATGCGGCCCGAAACCGATGGGAAATGGCTGTGGGGCGGGCTGTCCATGAACTTCGTGGAGAGGTGACGCCATGTACAATGTCTCCACCGCGTTTCACGCCGCTTTTGCGGATTATGGCCGCGAAATCAAGGCAAAGGTGATTTTTAACGGGCAGACAGAGCTTGACGGGAACTACGTTCAGGAGATCACCGCAACACCGGCGTTTGATTCTTCAGACGGAATCTCCGTCGGCTCCGCCTGTTCCGGGCGGTGCAAAATCCGTATTTACAAGCCGGACGAGCCGTTGCAATTGTCCGGTGGGTACTTTGTTCCGTATATCGGCATCTACGTTCCTGGTGGTGATACAGGCACGACAGCCATTGCCGGTCAGGCTGTGGCCGGTAAGGCAATCGCTGGTGTAAGCACCGCAGCGTCTGGGGTGGAATATGTCCCCCTGGGCCGATACTACATCCCCGCAGACGGCGTGGATAATTTGGCGTACGGTTGGGAAATCACCGGCTATGACCAGATGGCATCCTTGACGGAGCAGTACACCCCGCAAATTGAGTTCCCCGCCACACCAGACGCTATGCTGACGGACTTGTGTGCGCAAAGCGGCCTGACTCCCCCAACGGTGACTTTCCCGGATATGACAATCGAGTCTGTGTTTGAGGGGACCATCCGACAGCAGCTGGGGTGGCTGGCTGGACTGTGCGGACAGTCCGCGCACTTCGACAGAGACGGCAATCTGGTGTTCAAGTGGTACGCAAAAACCGCCTTCCGGGTCAGCCGGGAGCAGCAGTACATGTCCGGCCTGACTCGCACGGCAGACGGTCCGTACACGGTATCCAGCCTCACCACAGGCACGGAAGATGAACCCATTACATCCGGCACCGGATTGGGCATTACATCAACAAACCCATACATGAACCAGGCCGTTGCGGACCTGATTCAGCCGGAGGTGGAAATATCTTTTCAGCCCTGCGATGTAAAATGGCGCTGCGACCCGTCTGTTGAAGTGGGAGACGTTATCCAGGTGGAGGGTGATACCGGCGAGTGGCTGGACGTGTGTGTTATGCAGCAGGAAATCCACCTGTACGGCGGTCTGTCCTCTACGATGCACAGTTACGCCCCACAGGACGCGGGTTATGCCATGGAAAGCCCTACAGAGCAGCGCATTAAGCGGGCTTATGAGGGCCTTACCAAGGCCATGCAGAACGCTACGCAGAAGATCATCGGGGCAAAGGGCGGGTATTATGAACTGACTCTGGACGAACAGGGCTTTCCCATCGGGTGGACCCTGCGAGATACGCCCACCATTACGCCCAATACCCGGATGTGGATTATGTCCACAGGTGGGCTGGGATTCTCCAAGGACGGCGGAAATACAATTTCCGGTGTCGCCTTGACCATGGACGGCGAGATCAACGCAAATGTCATCACCGCCGGGCAAATGTCCGCAGAAAGAGTCACCGTCAACGGCCAGACGCTTTCGGATTTCATCGAGGCGGGGATTGACGATGACGGCCATCCGGTATTGCGTATCGGCTCCTCTGCATCGGAGATCGTCCTGAAGGAATACAACGACAAAATCGGATTCTACGATACGGCTGGTACGTTGCTGGCGTACTGGAACAACAACAGTTTTGAACTGGTGGAACTGAGCAAGTTCCGGCTGGGACCCATGGGCATTGTCGTACAGCCTAACGGTTCCGTGTCTTTTGTGGGGGTGAGTTAATGGCAAGCATTTACGGCGCAAAATCTTCCACCGGCTGGCAATTGCGGCTGGATTACAGCGTATCCCAGAGCATCGCGGACAACAAGTCCACACTGTCCCTGACGCTGTACATCTATGACGGCACCGGCGAGAGCTACAACCTGGATGCCAATAGTTGCTATTACACTCTGCAAGGCACCAAGGTGTATAACCCGTACCGGTACAATTCCAGGGGCTGGTACAAGCTGGGCGGCAAGTCCATCACCGTGGCTCATAACAATATGGGCAAGGGGTCTGTGGTGCTTTCTGCGGACTGGCACAGCGGGTTTACGTCATCCTACACGCCGTCGAGCCTGACGGTTTCCGGCACGGTCAATCTCCCGGATATCCCCCGGGCATCTTCCGTTTCAGCGACCGGGCTTGTGCTGGGTTCTGCCGGTACACTTACAGTGACCAGGGCCGTGAGCACTTTTACGCACACCATCAAACTCAAGTGCGGCTCTGCGGCACAGGTAACTGTGGCGACAAAATCCAGCGCCACATCCATTCCGTACACGCCGCCCTTGGATTGGGCCGCGCAGAATACGTCTGGAATCTCCGTAAACATTACGGCGGAGATCACCACCTACAACGGGGACGCCGTGGTGGGCACCAATACGACCACCCTGACGGCCTCCATCCCTGCATCAGTAAAACCCACCCTGTCCGTGAGTCTGTCCGACACCTCCGGGTATCAGCCCACATACGGCTGGGTGCAGGTCAAGAGCACTCTGAAAGCCACGTTTGCTGCCGCTGGGTCTTATGGCAGCACCATCAAGGCCAAGTCTTTGACCATCGGCGGAAAAGCCGCCAGCCCGGACGGGGCGAACGCCCTTACAGGCAGCGGCACAATGGCCGTTGTAGCCACCGTCACGGACAGCAGAGGGCGCACGGCATCCGTTACCCGGAACATCACCGTAAACGCCTACAGCGGCCCTGGAATCCAGGATTTGGCCTTCCTGCGTGGCGACTACTCCGGCGGGGCATGGACGGACAACGCCATGGGAGATGACATCAAGCTGACGTTTACGCTATCCATCCAGCTGACCGGAAATAAAGCCACCGTGGAAATCACCGGAGCCAGCAATCTGACCGGCCAGACCTCCGGGGCGAAAACCGTGTATCTGGCGGACTATGGCACCGACTCCACCGGCGTTGTGCAGGTCAAGGCGACAGATGCACTGGGCGGCACCGTGACCCGGGAAATTACCATTCCCACCGTTGCTGTCCCCCTGAACATGAACTTTGATTTGCAGGCAATCTGTTTTGGTGGCGTGGCGGAAAAGGAAAAGACGGTGGAATTTAAGTGGCCCATCCATTACATGGGCAAGGCCCTCCTCGATCTCCTGCACCCGGTTGGTAGCATCTTCCAGTCCACAGATTCTACCTCCCCGGCGGAACTGTTCGGCGGGACGTGGGAGCAGGTCAAGGACCGGTTTCTGCTGGCGGCCGGCGACTCCCACGAGGCTGGCTCTACCGGCGGCGAGGAGGAGCACGTCCTGACGGCGGCGGAGATGGCAAACCACACCCACGGCTACGATTACACGGGCCAGAGCATTACGGAGGGCGTCAACGCCATCCGCCTGTATGAGGCTGCGAGTACCCAGTACAACGCTTACACGGGCAAGGCCACGTCCAACTGCGGCGGCCAGGCCCACAACAATATGCCGCCGTACCTGGCCGTGTACACATGGCGCAGGACGGCGTGAATACGGACGTGTAATGGGCTGACAGCTTGTGCCCGAATCGGGCACTGAAAGGAGTGATCTAATGGCCTTTACCAAGACGATCTTTGTGGACAGCCAGACCGTTATCGACGCTGATACCCTCAACGCCATCCAGGATGAGCTGATCCGGGTGGCCGGACTGCTGGGCAAGGACATCCAGTCCGCTGCCATTAACGACAGCGGCCATCTGATTTTGACGCTGACGGACGGCACCACGCTGGACGCTGGCGTTGCCAAGGGTGCCAACGGCGACACGGGCTCCACCGGCCCGCAAGGCCCTGCCGGTGCACCGGGCAAAGAAGGCACTGCTGGTGCTGACGGCATTACCCCGCACATCGGCGACAATGGAAACTGGTACATCGGCACAACCGACACCGGCAAGCCGTCTCGTGGAGCCACTGGTGCGAATGGCTCGGATGGCGCACAGGGAGAAAAGGGCGCGACCGGCCCGGCTGGCCCGCAAGGCCCCGCCGGACCCGCAGGCTCCGACGCCAGCGTGACGGCGGCGAATATCGAGGCTGCCATGGGGTACAAGCCCGCTGACCCCACCAAGTATCTACCCCTGACCGGCGGGAAGCTCGCCGGCAACCTGGAGGCTAAGTACATCACCGGCACTTGGCTAAAGTCTACGGATGCAGGGCACCAGACGACACCGGCAACAAAGGTGCCGGTGCTTGACTCATCGGGCTGGCTCTACTGGCGCTCGCCAGCCGAGCTCAAGAGCGACATGAACGCCGACTACGTGCTGAACGTCCGGGACTTCGGGGCCAAGGGCGACGGCAGCACGGATGACACGGCGGCCATTCAGGCGGCCATCGACAAGGCTGTGTCGACGCTGGCCATGGCCGTGTATGTCCCGGCGGGCACCTACATCATCACCGCGCCGCTGGTCATTCAGACCTACAGCGATGCGGTGACCACCATCGACGGCGTCAAATGGTGGGAGGGCCGCAGTCCGGCGCTGATCGGCGAGAATCCGTCCACCGCCATCATCAAGAAAACCGGTAACGCCGCCAAAACCATGCCCACAGTGGACAGCTGGTCCGGCGGCTGGGGAGCCATTGACGCCGCTATCATCCTGGGCCGCACGGACGGCGCGGAAAAGGGCAGCGGGCCGGTGCTCCGGAATCTGTCCATCAAAAACGCCTCCACGGCGGCGGAGCACTGGGCCATCTACGGCGACCGCAGCCGCTGCACCATTGAGCACTGCAATATCCGCACCGGAAGCCACGGCATTCGCCTGCACAGCTTTTTCAACCGGCTGGCGGACCTGTATCTTGTGTGCGCCTCTAATGCCGTCCACATCGACTACGGCACCAGTACCGTCCTGGAACGGGTCTATTGCAGCGGCGCGGCCAACCCGTATATCATCCAGTCCGCCTACAGCACCCTGTCGCAGGTGTGCTGCGACGGCGGCACAGGGACGATTTTCAGCATCACCGGCAACGGCGTGGTGCTCAACGGGTGCGGGGCCGAGTCCAAGGACGCGGCGGTGTATGTCTCCGCCGGGGTGGACAGCAATCTCACCATTAACGGCTTTTACGGCTGGCGGCAGACGGCAGGCGTGCCCATCATGATGGCCAACCGCGCAGCGGTCACCGTGTGCGGGCTCCAGCTCTACGAGCGCAGCGCCGACACCTACACCAACACAGCGCTTGTGGACGTAACCGGTCCCACCGCGCAGATTGCGCTGTCGCTGATCGGGTTTTCCATCATCCGGTCCGCCGGTCGTACCGGGCAGCTGCCCGACCTGCTGGCCACGATCCCCAGCGCGGACAGTAAAATCTTTCTGGCCACGGACGGCTTGAACGGCTACTTCTATCCTACCCCTTCCGGGCTGGTGCCCTACGATGGCTATGCCAGCGGAAACCGGCAGTATCTGGCGGATACCGTTGCCCTGCCCGGTCAGGGCGGAACGCTGGACGCGGATAAGTATTACCCGGGCATGTCCGTCTGGGACAGCAGCCTGGGCAAGCCCAAGTGGTGGACCGGCTCCGGATGGTGGCAGCCTGTCGCCGCGCCCATCACCCCGGCGGATACCTCGTTCGTCCAGGCCGCCGAGGGCGAATACCAGCAGCAGCCGAATTTTACGAATGCATTAAATACGGCTGACCCAGATTTTAAGCCCAACACTAGACTCAATGGCTCCGGCGGAGAAAGCACGGACGTGCGGACCTACACCATGTGGACAAGCAGCTACATCGGGTGCAAGGCCGGGGACGTGATCCGGGTGCGCTGCCCGGATGGCACCTTTGAGAGCGGCGGCGGCTCCATCTGGCCCATTGCCGTGCAGTACAACGCCACGAAGGTTTCTACTGGCGCTGTGACATACAAAGCCACCTCCGGGACCTCCTACGACGCAGTATTCGACAGCGACGGCAAGGGCTTTAGTATTACCATTAACGATCTCAGTGTGGCGTTCATTCGTATCGTGGGCAACGGTGATGCCGCCGGGGCCATCATCACCAAGAACCAGGAGATCACCTATAAGCAGGTGTGGGTGGGCACCCCCATGCAGTTCGGGGACGAGGTCAAGCAGAACATGGCCAACGTATTTGTGCAGGCCCCCGACGGCACCCTGTACACCATCGCCGTGGACAACAGCGGCAATCTTTCGGCCAAGGCATTCACGCAGTAATCACGCCGCCCAGAGCGGCAGGAAAGGAGATTTTACATGAAAGAAAACACGATCAAGGCCGCGCTGGCGGCTGCGCTGGGGGCGCTGTGCGCTTACGGCATCCAGCTGCTGGTGCCGGTGCTGGTGCTGCTGGTGGTGATGGTCCTGGACTACATCACCGGCATGACCAAGGCATGGAACGCCGGGGAGCTGTCCTCCCGGGTGGGCCTGTGGGGCATCCTGAAAAAGGTGGGCTACCTGGTGATTGTCGGGGTGGCCTGCGTGGTGGACTGGCTGCTGCGCTACGGGGCGGACAGCCTGGGCTGGAACTGGCCGGTGGACTTTTTGTTTGCCAGCATCGTCATCATCTGGCTGGTCATCAACGAACTGCTGTCCATCCTGGAGAACGTTTCGGCCATTGGTGCACCGGTGCCTGGTTTCCTCCAGACCCTGCTCAAGAAGTTGAAAGTACACACTGAGGACACGGCGGCAGACAAGCTGCCGGGAGAGGAGGACGACAACGATGAGTAAGCGAGTGTACATCAGCCCCAGCGACCAGACGGAAAACCGCTATGCCTGGGGCAATACCAATGAGCACGTCCAGTGCCAGAAGATCGCCGAAGCGGAGGCTGCCGCTCTGCGCCGCAGCGGCGTGGAGGTGAAGCTGGCTGCCTTCGGCACCACCATGGCCCAGCGATGCGCCGAGTCCGACGCCTGGCACGCGGACATCCACAACTGCGTCCACACCAACGCCTTTAACGGCAAGGTCATGGGCACCCGGATGTTCTGCTTTGCTATCCCCGGCAAGGGCTACGACGCCTGCAAGGCGGTGTTCGCGGAGCTGGCCCCGCTGTCCCCCGGCACCTCCGAAAACATCCAGAAGGCCAGTTACTACGAGGTGCGTGTACCTAATGCGCCGTCGGTGTACTGCGAGTGCGAGTTCCACGACACCGCCGAGGGCGCCAAGTGGATCGTGGAGCACACCACGGCCATCGGTGAGGCCATCGCCAAGGGCCTGTGCAAGTACCTGGGCGTGACCTACGTCCCGGCCAGGCAGGAGACCCCCAAGCCCTCCGAGCCTGCCCAGGGCGATACCCTGTATCGGGTCCAGGTGGGGGCCTTCGCAGTCCGCGCCAACGCCGAGAAGATGCTCCAGCGTTTGAAGGACGCCGGGTTTGACGGTTTTATCCGGGAAGGTTCAAGATGATGTGAAGAGAGCGTCAAAGTAACGGGTTTAAAAATCTGGACGAAACCGGGGCAACGATGCGCCGACCCCCTGTTTCCGCCAAAGCTCCGCAAGTCCACGGCGAATATAATCGCCATGAATACAACTTACCGAGACATCCGCGCAAAGCTGCGCAGTATGGCCCCTCAGCGTGCCATTGATTACATCGCCGCGCTTGATCTTCCGGGAGACGAGGCGTTTTGCATCATCGCGTGCGACGTCAAGCAACAATCCAGACAGCAGGTGGCAAACAGCCTGTTTGCGTCGGTCGAGTATGTCAAGAAGCGCCGCCGCAACGGTTACCAAAAGATTGCCGACCATATCAAAAACCCATAAAGTAAAGACCCAACAAAGACCTTTTTCAGGCTCTTTGTTGGGTCTTTTTTGCTGTATTTTATAGATATACAAGGGGGTGCGGCGAAATGAGCGTAATGGAACGGCTGTTGATGTGTGGGTATACGGCGGATATGGCACGTGATATATGCAATCAATACGAAGATGACGCCGCTGGATTGCGTTCCCTTGCGCGAATTGTAGAGCTTTTCCACGACGATAGGCGCGAATATGTATAGCTATTACAATGGAAATCCACGAGGTAAAAATGTAGGCGATTGTACCGTCAGAGCCATATCGAAAGCCACCGGTATGGACTGGGGCGCAACGTATCTTGCACTTGCAATAGAAGGGTATTTGGATGGCGATATGCCGTCTGCAAATGCTTGCTGGGGCCGGTATCTCCGCAGCATCGGATACCGGCGGTACATCGTGCCGGACACTTGCCCTGATTGCTACACGGTGGGACAGTTTGCGGAGGATCACCCGGTAGGCACCTATATTCTGGCCCTGTCCGGTCATGTGGTCTGCGTGCAAAATGGCACGATCTGGGACAGCTGGGACAGCAGCAATGAGAACGTATTGTATTACTGGGAAAGGACGGATGAAGCATGAACTATCCTTACTACGGAAACCCCTATATGCCGCCGATGCAGGACAACCTTGCCCAGCTGAGGCAGCAGCAGATGCAGGCCATTCCGCCGATGCCGCAAAATCCTCTGCCGCAGAGCGGCGTGCAGTGGGTATCCGGCGAACAGGAGGCAAGAAGCTGGATGGTCGCGCCCAATGCGGCGGTGGCGCTGTGGGATTCTACGGCTCCCACGGTGTACCTGAAACAGGCCGATGCAAGTGGCAAGCCGACGCTCAAAGTATACGACCTTGTAGAGCGGCTTGCAAGCGCCCCTGACGCGCAGAAAGCGCCCGCTGCGGAATATGTGACCCGTAAAGAGTTCGACGCGCTGGCGGCGCTTGTGAGCGAAATGAAGGGCAAGAAGCACAAGGAGGAAAAGAGCGATGAATAATCCGTTTTTCGGTGCAATGGGCGGCGGCAACGGCTTTATGCAGATGGTGCAGCAGTTCCAGCAGTTCAAGGCAAATTTTCATGGAGACCCCAAAGCAGAGGTCGAAAAGCTCTTGCAGAGCGGGAAACTCTCACAAGCTCAGCTGAACCAGTTGCAGCAGATGGCGAAGCAGTTCCAAAGCCTGATGCAGTAAGCAAGTTTAAGCAAGTTTAAGCAAGTTTAAGCAAAGTTTAAGCAAAGTGTTTGCTAAATTGTTAGGTTAATCAATATCGTGGCCACGATTTGATAATAAAAAACTGAAAGGAGTTTTTCTATGTCTCTTTCTTCTGACGGCGCTCCCATGCTGACAATGCCCGTGGCACCCACTAACTCCGGCGGCAACGGCGGTTTTGGATGGGATGGTAATGGCAGTTGGTTCATCATCATCCTGTTCCTGTTTGCCTTCCTTGGCTGGGGTAATAACGGCTGGGGCAACAACGGCGGCAATTCCGGCGGCGTGGTAGACGGCTATGTGCTGTCTTCCGATTTTGCCAACATTGAGCGCAAGATGGATCTCATCAACGGTGGGCTGTGCGATGGCTTCTATGCCGCGAACACCACGCTGCTGAACGGCTTTGCCGGTGTCAACCAAAACATGAACAACGGTTTCCAGACCGCGGAGCTGTCCCGCGCCAACCAGCAGGCCGCACTGATGCAGCAGCTCAACGCCATGCAGATGCAGGCCGCCGAGTGCTGCTGCAACACCCAGCGCAGCATCGAGGGCGTGCGCTACGACATGGCCGCGCAGGCGTGCGACACGCGCAACACGGTGCAGAACGCGACCCGCGACATCGTGGAGAATCAGAACGCCAACAGCCGCGCCATTCTGGACTTCCTGACCAACTCCAAGATGCGCGATCTGGAGAGTGCAAATCAGGAGCTGCGTCTGGCGGCGTCTCAGTCTGCGCAGAACAACTATCTTATTTCGCAGCTTCGCCCGTGCCCTTCTCCCGCTTACATTACCTGCAACCCGTGGGCGGGTAGCGGCTATGGTGGATGTGGATCCGGTTGCGGCTGCTGATAACTGCATAGCATAGCTTTTTGTTGGCAATGTTTTGTTAACGTCAACAAAATGTTCGGCCCCGTGCCGATACTAAACCAAAGCGGCGGGGCAATAGCCCTGCCGCTGATTTTATGAAAGGAGTTTTCTATGCCTGAATACACTGCGATTGCCACGCAGACTGTGGCGGCAAATCAGAATGTGCTTTTTACCGAGGCACCGATCCCCTGCACAAAGGGCCTTATCACTCACCGGGTAGGCTCCGGCCTGTTTAACCTTCGCGGCAACTGCTCTCAGTGCCGCGCCCGCTACAAGGTGGACTTTATCGGCAACATTGCCGTAAGCACCGGCGGGACCCCAGGCCCCATCTCCGTTGCCATTGCGGTTGACGGTGAACCCCTGCTGTCCTCCGTTGCGACGGTTACGCCCACGGCTGCGGAGGCGTTTTTTAACGCAGCGGCATCCGAGTACGTTGACGTTACAAAGGGCTGCTGCGCGTCGCTGTCCATCCGCAACGTGAGCGGCGAAGCCATTGACGTGAGAAACGCGAACCTTATCATTACCAGAGTTTGCTGAGAAAGGAGAACACAATGGGAATGAAATCTATGTATGATCTGCGCGACATGCTCTGCAAGGAGCTGGAAGAAATCACTCGCAAGGGCGAGCTTGGCGCGGGCGATCTTGACATCGTGCATAAGCTGGCGAGCACCATCAAGAACATCGACAAAATCGAAGCGATGGAAGATGACGGCTATTCCAGCCGCCGCGATGAGTACGACATGCGCGGTAGAAGCAGACGCGGCACGCACTATGTTCGCGGCCACTACAGCCGCGACGGCGCAATCGACAACATGAAACGCCAGTTGCAGGAAATGCTGGACAACGCCGACGATGAAAGCATCCGCAGAGCTATCCAGCGCTGCATGGACACGATCGAGGGCTAAAGGGGGTGCGCCCCTATGGTCGACGAGAATGAGGTCAATCGCTGGATAGCTCGCCTCGAGACAGAAGAATCGAGCTGGAAAAACTATGAGCGCCTTGCCGTGCTGTATGCCATCCGTGGCCAGCAAAGCGGCAGCGGAGAGAGGGCTTTGCCAATGGCATACTCCGCGGCGCCCGCGCCGGTCAACGTCGAAACATACGGCGACAGCGATTTCCTGCGCGCAGTGGCAGATGTTTCACCGGACAAGGCATGGGAGATCATGGACGAGCTGATGGACAGCTTGAAGGTCGTCAACGAGCGAGTGTATAACAGCGTTATGCGCAAGCTGGAAAAGTGAAAAATCCCCCGTCATTTACGGCGGGGGATTTTTTAGGCATATTTGTCCTTTATGTCCGTGAAGGTAAAATATGCCTAACGGGGCGTTACGAAAAACGCGCCATCGTTGTCTGCATCAATCCGCCTGATGAAGCGCGTCCAAAATTCCTTTTTTTCATCGCGGGAATAGGTTTCGTATTCTTGCAGCTCCTTTTTTAGCGCGTCCAAATTGATTTCTGGCCTTTCTTCCGTAGCTTCAAGTGCTTTTTTCAAGCTCGCATACTCCCGCTTGTATTCGTCCAACTCAATCAGATCGTTTAGGTATAGCGTTTTTAGCTTGCCCATTTTCTTTCGTATTGAGTCCGCGCTTTGCGTGGGCTTTTTATCTGCCTTTTTATAGTACCGATTGTTCCGTTCTGCGATTCCCTCCATCTCGTGTAGTAGGTAGTCTTCCAGCGCATCTTCTCGGATCCTTTTTGTATGCGGGCAAGCGGAGTTGTCAAGCATCCGCGTCCGGCATCGGTAGTATGTATATGTTTTTTTTACGGTTTCCGATTGCATCGTTTTCCCGCACTCTTTGCAGCGCAATATCCCGGAAAACAGATACACGCGATCCGTGCCAACTCCCGCACAGCGTTGTGACCGCTGGCGAATAATATCATTTACAAGGTCAAAGTCCTGTTTGCTCACCAGCGCGGGACAGGCATTTTCGATGCCGTACACCTCCCCGATGTAAAGACGGTTCCGGAAATAGTTTACATACTTGTTATAAGCCCGGTCAATTCCCCATGTGTCAAGCATATATCGCTTGACGGCAAGGACGCTTTTTAGCCGGATAAACGCGGCAAACATATCTCGCGCCGCATCTACCGTGCCGTTATCAATCTGGTATTGCCTGTCCTTGATGGCATAACCTAACGGTGCTTTTGAGCCTGCCGGTTGCCCTTTTGCCCGTTTCCCATCATTGATAAATTTGATCCGTTCGCTTGTGCGGTCGGCCTCATCTTGCGCGACTGACAACATGATATTGACTTTCAAACGCCCTGATGCAGTCCGCGTTTCATAATCTTCTTCCGTCGCTTGCCATGTTACGCCGTACTGGTCAAGCTGCGTTTGTACATCGTAATACCCCGCGACATTTCGAAACCATCGGTCGAGCTTAATAAATAAGATCGTGTCTACCTTCCCCACTTTGCAATCGCCCAGCAGCCGCAGGAGCGCCGGACGTTTTTTATACGGCTTTCGCGCGGATATTCCCGCGTCCTCATAGATACCCGCCACGGTCATTTTGTGTTCTTGGGCATATCTTGTCAGCGCATCTCTTTGCTCTTGCAATGACAGGCCATGCCGCGCCTGTTCGTCGCTCGACACGCGGATATACAGTGCTGCTCTCATCACCGCCCCCTCCAAAATCCGTAATCTGCGCAATGCAAATCGACATACACGCACCACGCGGTCAGTAACACCACCACCACAAATAAAATAAAAATCACGGCGTTGCGGATATGGACACCACGCCGCATAATCTCGATCATGTCTTCCTTTGCGTCAACATGGCGCTCCAGCTCGTCATTTCGCGCCTGCAAGGTCTCTTCGTTCCTTGTCAGCCGTTCGGAAATTCCGAACACCTCGTCAAGTGAGATTCCAAGCGCCTTGCAGATAGGCGCGACGGTGTAGATGGACGGGGCTTTGGAAAACTTTGAAAAGAAGTTCTGCACGGTGGACAGTGGCACGCCGGAAGTGTCTGAAATTTCCTGATAGGTCAGTTTCAATTCTTCTTTGCGGATTTTGCACACCTCTTGGATGTTCATTTATACCACCTTAATTTCTTCGATTTTCACGCCGCGAAGTCGCAAGATGAGGGCTTGCCGAACCTCGTTGAACGCTGTCTTGTTGCAAGGTTTTGGCCTTGAAGTAGTCAAGCAACGCGGAGTATGGTCAAATCATGCAACAGCGACCGCTCCGCGCTGTCTGCACAAAGCCCTCTGCCGTTGTTGCGGAGACGGCGGGGGCTTTTCGCTTACTTCATACCAAGGAGTTTGCCAAGTTTTCTTTGCCGCCCCGCTTTGGTCGTGGGAATCCCAGTTGCTTTTGAAATTTTTCTTTTCATCTTCGTGATTCCGAGCGCGCGTTTCCAGCTAAAGGACAGGCCGGGGATTTTGCTTTTTGACATTTGGCACACCACCTTTTATTTTTGTATTTTCTCCCGAACTTTTGTGCAATAATCGACACATAGCCCCGTTACTATCAATTATTTGGAGGGACACAAAATGTTGCGCGAAGAAGAAAACCATGCTATTCTTATTAGAGAGCGCCTAAAATCTGAGGTGCTATCACTTACTGACAGCCAGGCGGAATATGTTTTATGGAGGTTGGAATGTTTATTGCAAGAAGAGAATTAAATAATCTGCGGGAAGAAAACCGCAAACTTAAATTGCAGCTTGCAGAGGCGCAGGAAGCGGAGCGAGAATACAACCGCCGATCTGCCATCATTGACAAAGCGGCGCTTCCGAAATGCAAAAGCATCGCGTGCTCTGGGTGCAAGCATGTTGTGGTCCGCTATACTACTTGGGGTGGTTGGTACGTTCTTGGCTGCGGGAAAGACAATCCCTGCAAAGACTACGAGCCGACAGACATTACCCCCGAAAAAGCTGAATCTATCCGAGAAGCGCTGAACATTCAGTGGCAATATAATTAACCAGAGAACAAGCAATTCAGCAGAAACCCGAAAACAGCACCTATTGCAGCAACGAGGCAATCCCTCGCCGTTATAGACCACGCTTGGGAGTTTTCTTTCTGCGCATATGCAAGATAATTAGCCCCTCTTTGGCGAGCAATAAGCCCTCGCTTTTCGCCATTTACAAGGCAATATGCAAAGCTATGACCGCAGAGTACATCAGCATCATTTTCATTATGCGCGGTTATCAATACGGCATCGGTTCGCGCTTGCTTTAAAAGCTTTAGCTGCGCCTTTGTCAAAGCGATATACGGGAAGTCATCTTTCTTGTTATCAAGATCGCTTTCCCACTTTTGCCGCTCTGCATCGGTCAATATCTTATCATGCGGATTAGTCGGAATAAAAACATTACTCATAGTACTTGTTTTGCGCTCAATACAATCGGAAGGAGTTTTTCACACTGAGCGTCGGACAAATCATCAATAGCTACCAATAGCGCTTTCTTTGCTGCGCTTAAGCCCTCGCACTCTGCGGCGGGGGCTTTTTTTGCGCCCTGCGGCGGCAGAACAGGCAATTCGTCTCCGTCCAGCTCGGCAAGCGTGATGCCGAAATGGTCGGCGATCTTCTGGCGGGTCTTTGGGTGCGGAACAACACCGTTATCAAGCCAGTTAATAAGAGACGACTGACTGCAACCGAAAATTTTTGCAAGTCGGTAGTTGGTTAGATTCTTTTTTTCTTTTATATACTTCAAGTTTTGTGCAAAGCTCATAAAAATATCCCTTCAACTTCGTCACAATAATACTTCAACATATATTGACTTATGCTTCAACTTAAAGTATAATCTTTTTCGTGGATAGGCAATAAGAGACCTGACCACCCCGGCAAATCGGGCTGGTGAGAAACATATAGTTGTCGCAAACTTAGAGTATCACCAATGCTCCAATTTGTCAATAGAATACTCTAATTTTGGAGGTGAAAAAATTGACCGAGACTGAAAAGCGCCTTGAGGACACGTTGCTCAATGCTATTGAGAAGTGGGCTGAACACGGCTGCGCGACCGCCGAAGGGATGCAGGCCCTTGCAGCAGCCGCGCAGGTGGTGGTGAATCTGGAACGTGGTTAGTTTTCCGACTTGGATAAAGCAAAGACGCGCTTATAGATTTCTTCGAAGAAATCAGCGACTTGCACTCCGTTTTCTTTGTTGGGGTGAATGGTAGAGTTTGACATTTTCGCGACAACGATTTCTTTTGCGATGTCAAGCGCGTAACGCTTAATAGGATCCATGAGATCACCTCCTTTCTGTACTTCATTTTACCACAGAGCGGAGGAGGTGCACAACAGCAATGAAAGGAGAGGATAAATTGAGTTTTCCTGAAAACCTTGCTCGGCTGCAAGCCGAGCGCGGCGAGACGAATTACCGTCTTGCAAAAGAAATCGACGTATCGCAGACGTCGATCAAAAACTGGAAAGAGAGCGTGTGCCGCCCTCACCCGCGCCAAGTCAAGAAGCTGGCAAATCACTTCGGCGTTACCGTGGACGCGCTGTTAAAGCCCGATGAAAAGTAAAGGAAGAAGGAGAGAGTATGAACTGGATTATCGTAATCGTTTTCGGCATCATCGTCATCTGTGTTTTTGGCTTTGGGGAAAGAAAGATTTCTCTTTGTGCCTGCTTGTAGTAGAAGCAATCTCTATCATTGCCGTAGTCACGGCGGCAGTGGTTATCCTTGTGGGCGTGCTCGAAACGCCACAGTCCATCAATAACTTTAAC